CATCTTGAATGATTTTGAATGCCATCACAAACTTTGCAGGCCCCCATCCGCCAAAAAAAATCCGACCCATAAGGCCATAACCAGCGGCCCCTATTATTTCATCAGGCATGGAATTATAAATACTTACAAGATCTTTAATGTATTCAAGCATATTATTTAAAGCAGATTTAATACTCTTAGAGTATTCTACGACATCATCCTTATGTTCTCTTATCCATTCACTGGTATTCTTTAGGCTGGTTTTTAAAGTCTCACTATATTCATTAAAAACATCAATTCCAACTGATTCAACAACAGATTTTAACTCTTTAAAACTACCTGACACTGTATCACGCATGATGTTGGCAAGATTTTTTGCCTCACCTTCAGCATTGTTCAATGTCTGAGCAAATTCCTTATATGCAGGGATTGAATCTTTTAGAACTAAGGCAGCTCGACCAGCGCGCATTCCAAAGGCTTCCATTACCTGCTGGGTTCCCCATCCTTTTTTGTTTATCTCTTCTAAGGCGTCAATGAAATTTTTGCCGGTACTGTCCATGCCAAGCTTTCTGAATACTTTCTCAACATTTTGAAAAGCAAATGCAAGTTGTGTACCTGCCATACTACCTTGGATACCAGCATTTCCAAGAATACCGATCATGGCTGACAATTGTTCAATAGTGATGCCATATGCTTTTGCTACTGGTGCGGCATAGGTAAATGATTCGGCCATCATGTCCATGTTTGTGTTTGATCTGGTAATGGTACCAACAAACACGTCATTTACCCTACCCAGCTCATCAACTTTAAGCCCCATACCACTCAAAGCATTTGAGGCAATATCAGCGGCCCGACCCAGATCAATATTGCCAGCGGTTGCAAGATCAAGAACACCAGGCAGGGCAGCAATAGCTTTCTCAGCCTGAAACCCTGCCATACCAAGAAAATTAAGAGCATCAGCCGCTTGAGTCGCGGACCATTCTGTGGTCTCACCCATCAATCTTGCTGATTGAGATAGTTGAACGAATTCTTTGTCCGTGGCTCGCATTACACCGCGTACCGTTGCCATTGATTGTTCAAAACTGGCTCCAACATCAATGGCATATTTAATGCCCATAACCGTTGCAGCGGCCCCTGCCAAAGCCATGGCTTTTCCTACACGCGCCATCTGTGCGTCAACAGTGTTGCCAAAATCTCTCGCCCATTTTTCGGCATCACTCAAACCTTTTTTATAGGCTTTGGTGTCAGCTACGACCTTGACCTTTGCTGTCCCCAGTAGAGGCATCCTGCTTTTTCCTTTGTTCTGAAAAAATAATTCTGGCGATCATCAATACTTTGTCCAGGCACTCAGCCTGATCTAACACCCCCCGGATCCTCATCACCGACTCGATAGATGGTATCCGGATGTCAACCGGTATCCCTGAAAAACCTGCGTTTATTGTCTGCCCCTGGACCCGGTGAAAAATTTCAAAAGCTTCAAAATTATCCCGGTCTAAAATCGGTCTGCATGTCTGGCAGGGTGGACCGTTTTTTTTCCGTTCCATATCCTCTTGTGTGTCCCACCTTGACGGTAGAAAAGCATCCCTGCATGACTCACAGCTCTGCCGGTCAGCGCAGGACAGCCAGACAGCATAATCAATCAGTTTTTTTCCGAATCCTTGCGCTTATCCTGTGTGATCTGCTTGACCTTGGCTATGGCTTTCCGCAGAAACGCTATATAGCCTTCCTCAGCGGAAAACAGTTTGATGTTTTTTGGGTTGCACTTGAGCGGTTTCCCGTCCTCATCAAAAAAGTTCGCCCAGTCTTTTGTATATGCAATCGCCGTTTCTTCGCTGTCCCTTGCAAGATCAAGATTCTGTATAAGCTCCGGATTGCCACCTTTGCCAAGTGTCGTTCTTGTTTCGAGCGTTTTCCCGATCAACCTTTGAAATTCGCCTTCATTCAGATATGGCACCAGCACTTTTCCGCCAACCTCATCTTTTTCATAGTCTGCATCAATATCAAAATCAAATGGATCAGCAGGATAATCGATCCAGATTTCCTCTTTCTTCATAATTTTAGGCATTTTAAAATTCCTTTCTTAAAAGGCCGAGCGTCCCCGGCCACTTCCCCGGCAGGAAAGATTATAAATTAATTTTACAGTCTACCACCATGTAGGGTGATAGAACTTCCGGCGGTTTCACCCGTCACGGTGTCGGTTGTCAGTGTGATCAAAGTTGCTGTCACGGACGCGATAAGATATTGCCCGTCATCAGCCGCAGATCCCTCGATGATAAGCGTCTGACCAGCCTCAAAACCAGCATCGACAAACCCGGTCCCGGTAATGGTATCAGCGGCTGAACTGCCGGCGACAATAGCAATGTTGGTCGCTGTCTGATGTGCCGTGAATATCGCAGGGCGCCCGTTCAGACACATTTCACCGGTATAGGGAAACACACCGTTTTTGTCCGCTTCACCCGGGGATACCTTCGTCACCTGAAAGGCAGATAATGAATCATTGGCAAGGTCAACAGTCAAAAAGTCAACCAGGTTCAGATATGCCCTGCAATCTGTGATTTTTTCGCCAGACAACCAATACGTTTTAAGCTGATCCTGACCTTTTGTGTCGCCGGTAACCAGGTTCCCTGAATACGTAAGGACACCAAGTTTTCCACCGCCGGCAAATTGCCTGGATAGATCGTTCCGGAATTCCTCGATTTCAACAACAGATCTTTCAAGCCCGGGCAAACCCAGCTTGTTAAGACCTTTCACCACTGCTTGATCAACACCACCGTATTTAAGCACGATAGCCGCGTCACGTCCCAATTGATATGATACTGTCATTTTTCTATTCCCCTTTCTGCATTAAAAAATTGAATTCAATCACCGCGCGCCATAAGGACAGATCATCGTCCCTCATGGGCAATGTCTCCATCTCTCGGTACATCTTTATATCTTCGTTACTGCTTACCGTGACCACAGCGCCGTCATAAAATGCCCGGCATGCGTCAAGCGCCTGCGAACACCCCTTCGCTGAATCGGCAAACAGGTTGAACTGGATTGAAAAATCATCGATCTCTGCATCAAACGTGTCCTCCGGAACAGCGGACCCGGAATAAACGGCATACGGAGCAGTGGTTCCTTGAGGAGCCTCGCCATAAAAAAGCCTGCCGGATATGGCGGTATAAAACGCCTCCCGGTTGACATACATATGGTTGTATATCGCCTTGATAAGGTCATAACTCATTTTCAAGCACCTTTCTGACTCCAGCAAGAATCCGCCTTCTGTGTTTCTTGAGAGCTTTCCTTAAAAACTGCCTGTCATACTCCACAAAAATGCCGTAATAAGTATCAACTTCACCGACCACATACCCCTCACCACCAAACTGAATATAGGCTCCTGCTCCGTCCGTATTTTTGAACTTGTTTATTCTGCCGGATTTTTTGAGCGATCCTGGCACTCTTTTTTTCCAACTTCTGTATTTTGTACCTTCACGCGCATTCTTGCCAACCGGACACTTATTTACAGCTTCTTCAAAAACTTTATCAGCACCATCGTGAACAACAGCGGTGATGGCTCGATCGATTTCAAAAACAGCTTCATCTTCATGCCATTCAATGTCAGCCATCGTTTTTCTCCGTCGCGAAAACCTGCATCAGCCGGTTGCCCTCACCCACATTGACAAGGCCCTCGATCTCGAACACTCTCGCCCCATACAGAATCCGCATGTCAGGCGTCACGTCGGCGTTATACCGCACCGTGATCAGGTGTGAGACCTTATGCCCCACCCGCATGTTCTCGATCTGTTCAGCGGCTCGCAGAGGCTTGACTTCGGCATAGGCGGAAAAGACATCCTCCCAGGAAGAGACGACCTCGAACGGGCCGTCCTGTTCTTCCTGTTTTCGCTGGAACGTCACCAGCCTGTTCAGTCTTGCCGTCAGTCTTTTCATTGCCATAATCGATAATTTCTGATCAGTGAGTTGATCGCCTTTTCCGAGTCCTCGCCATCGTAAAGATCGGAAACCTTCAGTTTTACGGCGTTCCTGATAGACTCCGGGATATCGCCCGGATCATCCCCGTAACCGCAAACAAATCGCACTGTCACCGCCTCGACATCGTACAGGACCGGACTGTCGA